GTAAGGTATTCACCTTCTCTTAACTCAAGTTCAAAGGTGTCACCTTCCTTCATCCTTGAAAATACTTCTTCTCGGATATCATCTAATGCCGGTTCACTTTTAAGTGTCATCTCAATGCTCCCATTCAGTGTACTTTTCGTGCATCGCATCATCTTCTGATTGTATAGCCAGGTAATACTCTTCTAACAAGGCTTGTTCCTTCTCCACCTCAAGCATATCTTGGACAAGAAAGCCTAACAATTTAACCAAAGAGTCTATCTCTTCGGCATCGAGTGTCTCTTCACAGTGCCTAACTAAAGACTTAACAGTTCTATTCACGATTTGTTCTCCCTAAAGGCCAGTATAACAGAGGTTCGGGTTCATATGAGTCCCAAAACGGGTCATTAATAGGCGGTTCTTTACCATATTTCTTTTGCCTCACTACTATTGGATACCTCATTCCGCGTACCTGGTAGTATTTACCATCGTTAACATTCTGTATTGTAGCATAAGATACATCAAACATCTCAGCTATAGACTGAAAAGGAGTACCTTCACGCAGTTCAATGTACACCTCCTCGATCTCATCTTTAGTTAACAACATCAGTCTTCTCCAGTTGTTATTGAATAAATCCATCTCCAAGATCAACAGTTATCTCACACTGCCCATCAGATTCACGGATTGATTCCAAGTCAACCTCTGTTAATCCTTCATCTAATAGAGTGTAGAATGTAACGGGCATATCTTTATCCATGCGATCTAAGATTCGCTTAATGTCACGCACTAGCATCAGTCTTCTCCTGTTTGTTGGCTCATCATTAGGCTTTTTTCATCCAGGTAATGAAGGCAGCGAAATCATGCGGTTGGCCGGACTTTCGGTCTTGTCGCAGAGTATCGCCCCACAGGTTAAAATAATGATTGACTTCAGCCATTCGGCTTTCGTCAAGCGTGATTCCATTTTCTTCTAACAGAATCAAAAACCCATTACGGGTCATCCCATCATAGGGATTTACTTTTGTAGTTCGTATCTGTGCAGGGTGTGGATTCTTGTACATCAGCCTTCTCCTTTTGATTAACCTATTAACAGTTAACTTCTCTTTAATTTCAATTACTTAAAGTCAAAGACAAATTAACTCATCGTGCCTCAATAAGATCAGCATTTTCATCCGCTGTTGGGGCCAGGGCTGAGACCTGTCGAAGACCTGGACCTGCCGTTACGAGCCGAAGGCGAGAGGATAGCGCGACAGCGCGGCATTGCCTGAGCGGAGCGAAGAAATTTTTTACAGCTTATTAGCATATTATAATGAGCAGTTTCTAGTCTTGCTCAGGACTCCAGTTGCTAGGCTCCGCACTCCGTTAGTGCTAGGCCAATGGTGCTAATGGCTTCGGTCTTGAAGTCGCCTTCTTTCCATTCTTTTTCTATGTACTGCTTTTTGTCCTTGAGGCAGTCAATGAGGCCATCCCAAAAACCTTCGGGATACTCGTCAATTGTTTCAATGCCTGAGATATGCAACCATACCGGATGCAGTTCTTCGTACTGGCGCGTGACTTCTACCTGAGAAAATGCGGATGTTCCCATCTTCTCCATCTCTTTAGTCCAGAAATACATAACGGCAGACTCAACCGACAACGGTTTGATCTCGTCATTGTATCGGACTTCCATATTATCCAGTAACTGCTGAAATGCCCAGACCCATCGAGGAAGGTCAGGCCGATCCGGCAGCGTGCCGGTGATCCTGAAAAACTCTCGTGCTTGCGGATCATCCATGTTAAAGGCTGTCAGCTTTAAATCCTGCTTTGCCATCGGCACTAATACTTGCCCACAGTAGGCACTGAACTTATAACCGGCGTATTGTACTGCTTGGTTGATGATAGTTGATTCCATTTTAGTTTCTTTGCTCCGTTGCTGTGTTGATGAACTCGCTCGCATCCATTCCGCGAGGAGTATTTCTGATTGGCGCACCGTCTTTAAACTGTGCACCGGCGCAGGCATACGGCCTGATTCTTCTTAGCGTTACCCAATCAGGGTTTTCTCCGATTGAATCTCTTTCATACTTGTCGTGTTCGTTAAATAGTTTGCTCATGGTGTTTCCGTTGTTGTGTTACAGAATACCGACCTTAACATTTCCATCTTAACCAGTTCTGTACCATTCAAACATTAGCATCTTCTGATTTAATCGCCCTTGGACAACCGCTGTTCATCCGCAGCAATTAAGTCTTCTCATATCGAAGCACCGTAGTATCGTGCGTAGACCAGGTATTAGCATACAGGTTCTGCTACTTCACCTATTACTTTAGGTAAATCCATGATACAATCACTAAGTTACATAGAGTATATCATCATCTTCCTATGTCCTTTCTTGCTGTTAGCGATAGGATATCGCAAGCGATAGGCTGTTCGCGGTCCGCTGCTGTATCGCGGAATCGCCCAAGGTTGTAAGCATCTAATCGCGGTACACTTTATAATAAAGGTTAGTCTTCCTCTGGCTACTATACACATAGAGACAACCATGATGGTGAAGGAAACAGTTGTAAGCGGTAATCTGAGGGATATCCTCTCTCCACACACACAGCCTCCTCAAGCAACGACCTGGCCTCGGTTCCCTCGACCAGCGTGACACAGAGAGATAGCCTTGATGACCTACCCCACCCCATTGCCTAAAAATACATATATATATATTCTCCCCATACAGCGGATGGAATATAACCATTCATAAGAGATTACTAATATGAGATTACCTAAATACAAACAACATGAAAGAATGGGTGAAGGTGATCCTTTAAGAATGGCTGGTCTTCCTATGCAGTCTAAAGGAAAAGGTCGTCTAAGCAAGACTCCAAGGAATAAAAGGTTAGGCCCGGGAAGATTAGATAAAAAACGCAACTCTTCGTATAACTTCCAAGACCCATGGCCCGGTTTAGGATGGTATCAAGGTAAAGAGATTTAGATTATGCCATACTACGGAAACCCACATTTAGACGAGTATTTGAGTGAAACTCAAGGAAACCCGCATGGAGATTATACGAGTATTACACCGGCACTCTTAGCAGGGCAAAGACTACTTAATGCGATGGCGAATAAACCGCAAACTATAGTCCATTCTGGAAAGGAGGAAGAGGAAAGAGAGAGACTTAGGAAACAACTGAGTCAGTATCGGCGGAGGCTAATGCAAGCACGACAGTCTAGGTACAGCAGACCAAATACTATTCCAGAATCTCTTTGGAAAGCATATGTTCCTGATGAAGGCATGAGTAACTACTCTATATGGGATGATAGAGGTGGATATGAAGGTCTTGACGTAGGAGGATTACTTGAGGCGATTAGTGTTCGGACAAAGGTGGACCCAATCACAGGTAAAGAGTTTTAAGAAAACACTAATATGGGACTACTAGACTTCAAACCTGACCTAGAGTTCAAGACTCAAATAGGAACTCTGGCAGATAACATTGATCTTGATCGCTTATTCAGGGCTGAATCTTCTGGTAAACCTGGTAAGACATCCAGTAAGGGAGCCTATGGTCTTGCTCAATTCCTTCCTTCTACATGGAAAGGATTAGAGCAGGATGCTAAAATTACTGGTGTTACCTTCCCTAAAGAGTTAAAAGGAAAGAAGTTCAAAGATGTAATGGATAGTGATATCTTTGCCAAACTAGCAGCAAGAACTCTAATGAAGTCTAATGAGGTATACCTTAAAAGACTAGGTGTACCTGTGACAGAGAAGAGTCTATTAGGTGCATATAATATGGGTCCGACAGGATTCAAGAAATTCATAAAAGATGATCCAGATAAAGGATTCGCTTTATTTAGTAACTGGAATAAGAATTAATGAACGAAGAAGAACTAGAACAGTTACTGGGTCATTCTCGAATGCTCCATCCTTTTAGTATTCCATATCGGAGCAGCAGACCAAATACTTTGCCTAGCCCAGGAATTACTGGATTACTTGGTGATTACCTGTCTACTTTAGACAAAATAAATAGGCTAGGTAACACTGGGTTACTGGATACTCCCTCAGATGATCTTATAGAAAAGAATGTACTGGGTATAACCACTCCAGGTGGTGGAGGTGGAGGTTATAGTGGTTATGAAACACCTGGATTATCCGATTGGCTAAATGAGAATGTCCCGCCATTAAAACCAGCACCTGAAGTACCTGAGTATACTCCACTAGACTACGAACCAACTCCATACGAAACTGAACCTTGGGTATCGTATTTTAGACTGGGGATTGGGACTGGGTTGGGCGAGTGGGATTTATCACCTATTTCGAAATATAATATGGATTACAATGACTCCCAAAGCGGCTATATACCTTATGCCCCACCGGGAGAAATACCTGCTGGCCTCGGTCATCTTAATTTACCGGCAAATCCGTGGCCCGAATATGCAGATGCAGAAGGATATGCTGAAGAGGCAATGCAACCTTTTTCGCGTGGCCCAGACGGAATAACTCCAGTATGGTCTTGGGAAATAAAAAATGAAGAATTAAGAAAACAACAAGAATTTGCAAAGAGAAAACATAGAGAAGAATATAATTCAATGGTAGCAGAGATGGTGGAAACAGAAAGACTTAGGCAGGAAGAGTATGCCGCTGAAAGACAGCGCTATACTGATATGTACAATGCTGATTCCTTCTTTGATAACCTGGACAAAAATGCACCTCCTTCTACTTCTGGAGGATTTAATGTATTTGATATGATTCCCGGTACGTTTGAATCAGTTATAGACATGATTGACCCGGTAAATACAACTCCTACCGTAAGTCCATTGGGTGGCGCACTACTAGATCATTTTGGAATAGATCAGAAATACGAAACTCCACAAGGAGATATTGACGCTCTAATGGGTGATGTTTTAGCAGAATAACCATGACAGAGAAACAAGACAGATTCATAGAAACATATGTCTTAACAGGCAACGCAACTAAGGCTGCGGTGGCTGCTGGCTATTCTGAAAAGACTGCTAAAGTAAAAGGCTCTCAACTAAAGGCTCAGTTCCAAAATGAAATACATAAAGAGACTCAAAGAATTATTGCTGACAAAGTACCATCAAGCATTAAATGGCTTACGGAGCTTGCGGAAGGAGCGGAGTCCGAGTCTGTTAGACTTGGGGCCATCAAAGATATACTTGACCGGGCTGGATTAAAACCTGTGGATAAGATAGAAACTACCAATATAGACCAAATGAGCGCAGAGGATATTGAAAAGGAATTAGCTGCTCTTGGATACAAGCACTAGAGCCTTAGAGTTAGTACGGTCCCTGAGAGACCGTGAGAGGTTCAACAGGATCAATCAGTACGATCCCTACCCGTACCAGTGCAAGTTCCATAAAACCGGCTCAGAGGCAAACCAGAGGCTCCTGATGGCTGCTAACCGGATAGGCAAGTCCTTTTCCGGTGCATCCGAGATGAGCTACCACCTTACAGGACTATATCCTGACTGGTGGGAAGGAAGAAGGTTCACACAACCTATCACAGCATGGGCTGGCGGTGTCTCAAATGAGACAACCAGAGACATTGTTCAGTATGAATTACTGGGTTCCCCAGATGATCCTGCGGCATTTGGATCGGGCACTATTCCTAGAAACAAAATAATAAAGACGGAACGTAAACCGGGAGTACCAAACGCCAAAAGTGTTGCACTTATCCAACACGTTACGGGCGGGAACTCATCTTTATTCTTTAAAGCCTACGAGATGGGCGTAGATAAGTGGCAAGGACGCAGTGTAGATTGCATATGGCTGGATGAAGAACCCAGTAGAGAACTGTATAGTCAGGCTGTGACACGAACATTAGACCGTAAAGGTATGGTTTATATGACGTTTACACCTGAATCTGGTATGACTGAGACTGTTGCCAGCTTTATGAACAACCTACAGTCAGGACAATCTCTTACAAATGCTACCTGGGATGACGCATCTGAGTCTATTAACTCCATGAATGGAGAAAAAGGACACCTGAATGAGGATGTAATGACCCAGATTCTCTCCAGTTACTCCCCACATGAGAGAGAAATGAGGCGATATGGCAGGCCCAGCATTGGTTCTGGCCTTGTTTTCCCAATACAGGAAGACAAAATAATGATTGATCCCATAATAATTGAGGATCACTGGGCAAAAATAGCAGGAATCGACTTCGGATGGGACCATCCTACGGCTGTAGTGTGG